CTGCCCCGGGCCCTGCGAAGTCAGATGCTGACCCGCGGTCCCGAATCCGCCGCCCTGGTAGAGATAGATCGAACCATCGGGGTAAAAGTCTATGAGAGGTGTTGAATTCACGCGGATGCGCACGACCCCGGAAATTCCATTGGCCTCTGTCATGATCAGATGAACGTTGGCTCCTTGTGCAGGCGCCTGCCCGGCCCCGCCGATCACAAAAGCGTCCCCTGGAATTCCGCCGTTCGTGGCATTGCCGCCAGCTAAAATTGCCTCCCCACCGCTGCCGTTGGCGGAAGTACCCCCTTGTAGTGTCGCCGTACCCCCGGTTCCGCCATAGGAGCCACCGCCAATGACCAGAAGATAGCCCCCGTTGGCACTCCCCGATCCTTGGGTTTCGCCCGAGGTGATGATGAGATTATTGCCATTCTGAGTGGCTGTGAATGCCTGGTCCTGCAAAATCGTGAAGGTGACTGGCGTCGAGCCGCTACCCAATAACAACCCCGGTCCAGAGGTTCCCGAAGGATTCGGAAGATTTGTGCCATATTGAAACCCGGGTGTGCTTGCTAGCTGATTATTAATTCCCACGTATTGCACGGGGCCCGAGGAGAACGTGGCGTTGAAGCTCCCAGAAATTGTGGGAACCGTGGCGAAGAAGCGGTACCAGGAGCTCGTGGTTGAATTTCCCGTCGATAAGGGGATTTCGAATTTAGGGATGGGGCTGTTGCTCATTGCGCCTCCGCATAGAGCGTAGCGCCAATGATGTCGCGCGGCACGGGGTCAGTGAATACCACCTGCCATACGCGGTCCCTCGCCTTTCCTAGGAGGCGCCAGATGGCACGGTTCTTAGTCTCCCCCGCCGCTCCGATCGTGCACCACATCTCATTGCTCCACGTGAAACCCCCATCGTCCGAGAACTTGAGCATGGCTTGTGGATTACTGCCTTGCCCGCTCTGCAATCCCACACCTGGAGTGAACTCTATTTGTAATTGCGAGAAAAACACGCGCTCGCGATTCTCTGCACTCCACACATGGGGTGTGCGCCGCAAAGTTCGCAAGGGCTGCCCAGCATCGGTGTAATAGCTCCTGGACATTTGATGCAGTTGCCCAGTCTGATAGTCTCCGACGATGCGCACGTTGCCGAAATCCATAAAACAGTTCGAGCGGTGGCGATGGAAAATACCGGCCACTGGATCCCAAGAAAGCCGCTTGTGCCAAGCGTCTGTGGAAAAGTCATAGCACCAGGTTTTATCTGCCGTGGGGAAAATAAGCATGTAGAAGAGGTGCCCATCTTCCTCATAGGCATACCCAATCGCATCATTCACGACCGGATAAGAGGCAATGGCATGCTCGACGGCGTGGGTCGAAATGCGAGCGTAAGCGTAGCTCTCGGATTTGACCACGACATTTTCCCCCTGCTCATTGCGTGCCAGCATGACCAATGAGGGGCCTGCGCGAGTTATCGAATGCTTTGCAGCACAGCCTAACTGCGGACCCACGCCAGGGATACGCGCGAAGGTAACTCCCGGGGTATCGCCGGCGTTGTACCAGACCTCGGTCGTGCGCTCCCCGATGAGCCAAAGCTCTCGGTTCAACTCATAAAGCGTGATGAGATTATCGGTGCTCGAGTCCTTGAGGGCGAAGTCAAGTCCCGGAAATAGCATCTGATAGGGCGTGGGGCCCGTTGTGAAAAATGTGCGGGTTCCAGGTTGATTACAGACGAGCCAACCTTCGATAAAAGCCACTCGATCAGATCCCAAAAATCCTGGGTCGGTGATTTGCCCAAATACAGGAATCGACAGCGTGATGGAATCAGTGGCATCGGTACCGGTGGCGGCTTGCGACATGCTCACCGTTAAGCCGATGGTGTCGACGTTTGTGACCAGCGTATTGATCAGGATATTGCCGGATGCGGCGTTGAGAGTGCCTCCAGAGCTAATAATCAAGCCATTCGGCAATTCACCGGGCAACGTTATAAGAGCGCTGCCGGCCGCCGTTGCACCCGAGAAGGTGTTCGAATAGGGAACGCCTGAGAGCAAATAATAATAGCCGTACGTGCCATCAACGATGAGGCAGTAACCGCCTAAACCATTTTGCAGCACCCCATTGTCGCGCATGACCACAGGCCCTGAGACCGTGTTTAAAGTGCCGACGAAGGTTGCCCCGTACTGCGCGATGCTCGTTTGGGTCGCGGGGACAGAGATCGTAATAAGCCAAAGCCCGTTGCTCACCGCTGCCAGGGCTTGTTGGGCACCTGGCAGTACCCATAAACCCCGTACCTGTCCCACTTGCGTATTCAACAAAGGATTCAAGCCGGGGCAGCCTAAAAGCGCCTGACGCATCTTGGCCCGAACATCTTTCGGCGCGGTTTCTAGATACAGATTGATCGTATCCTCCGCGTCCTGGAGGACCATGGCTGCTTGGTAAGATTGTCCGCAAAAGCCCGGGTCGTAACCCTTGAACATCAGGAGAAGCCGCCATGCTGGATCCAAGAGGCATCATTCACCTGCGTTCTCGCCAAGGCGGTGTCGTACTGCAGGACCGCGACCGGGGTCTCATTGGTGTTTTTGAGCAACTCCTTTGCCTCCTTCGCTTGCAGGCGCAGCTCCGCGCTCGGCGTCTTCCCGTAGATTGGGCAGAGCTCGAGGCCGAGCAGCTTTTTCAAAGCTCTCGTGTAGCCTTGCGGCATCGAGTAGGGAGCCGTGACAGAGGCGAACTCGGAGAGGAGAAGGTCGGAGAAAATATGCGCGGTGTAGTTCGCCGAAGGGGCCGGATAGACATACACCGTGCCGTAGGGGAACGTCGGCTGATAGGCGGCTACATAAGGCCAGGGCCCCGGAACGGATTTCAATAGTTCGCGCTTGTAGGCGTCGAAATCGGTGAAGGTAAAGGTGTAATCTAGCATCGAGAGGCCCGATTGATTCGCGCGGGTGAACCCTGAACGAAAGCGCAACGGGCGCGAGATCGGGATGTCCCCCGGTACCGTATAGGTGAAGGTGTCCAGACCATTCGAGGTGGCCGTGGCATTCGCACTTAAGGTCACCGTAGTTGTGCCGATGCCTATGACGGTGGTCGCGACCGGAAAGAGCGCGGTTCCCGTCGGTACAAGGCTCTGCAGATCCGTGATCGTGGCGCCGACGGCTAGTTGGCCAGGCAGGCTCGTAACATTGGTGATGACCGCGCTGCCCGCGGTGGTGTTCCCCAGAAACGTGCCTCCCACAGGATTTCCAACCGCATATTCGAATTGGTTGCTGATCCAACTGAAGATGGTTTCTTGCTGGGTATAGACGAAGGCTTCATCATTGGAGAGTGAGTCGAGGAGGTCATTGAGGGTGTTGAGTCCTACTGTTGCGTCCTGAGCGTTTAAAGGCGCGCCGGGGCTGTATGAATTGATGTTGAGGAGTGCGCCCGTGATGATGTCGCCGGCCGTGGAAGCCACGTTACACCGCGTAGTACGGCAGTTTGTACACGGTGCCGCCGATGTTGATTTCTAGAAACCCGACAGGGTTTGCAGGCAATGTCGCCGCTCCAGCCGTTGCGCTCGCGGCGGTCGTTACGCCGAACTGCACACCCGCAGTCGCACCGCTCGGGGTGGCTCCTGTGACAGTCAGCACGCCGAAGGACGGGGAGGAACCCCCTACCGCACCGCCTGGACTCTTGACGCTCATAGGCCGTTGCCGCAGGTGAAAGTCACCGATCCCGCCGTACCGCCGGCTGCCAGGATCACACTCGCGGCGCCCACCTCATCATCCACTGTCACCACGACAACTCCCCCCGGCGCCACGGGATATGAGCTTGCAACCGTCGCAGCGACAATATTCGTTGTCGTGGTTCCAAAATTCACATAACACCAAGCCGCCGTTTGATTGGCGATCTGCACTTGGTTGGTGGAAGAGTTCGGCAGCGTTCCCGAGGCGGCAGAGGTCGAGGCGGAAATCGTCACGGAAGGCACTAAGACGCCGTTGGGGTTCGTGCCACCCGTCCCCGACCGCTTGTAGAGCGGGTTAAAGGCCCAAGTTTGTGCCATACGTCACTGCCAAACAGGCGGCAAGTTTTGAAGATCGGGTCGGTTGACTTCGATGTAATACGTTCCCGATGGAGGGCTAAGCGTACCGGCGGTGCCGTTGTAGTAACTCACGGCTAGGGTATTAGCCGCGCTCACCCAAGCATTCGTGAGCGTGACCGCTACCGTCCACGCGCCTTGCAGGCTCACATCCGAGATTTGATCTCCCAATTGCAGACCGTTGACGGTGAACGTTTGCTGTGCGGTGGTGTTGGTTGTCACCGATGTCGGTGTCAACGTCACTTTCACTAAAAATGTGCTGCTTATGTTTCCATAGGTAACTAACTGTTGACCTTGTGACACAAAAACTCCTTAAAAAAAGAGGGCCCGGTTAAGGGCCCTCATAACTAGCCGTAGAGGGCTAGGGGGATGTCGCTTAGGTGCAATCCATTCCGTAGACAAATACATCCATCTGAGTCGCCGTCGCAGCCGAAGCCGTGGTGATGTTCAGATAGATGCCGTTCGATGCCGCACCCCCTAGACCGTTGGTTGCTCCAACACCCCAAGTCGCAGTGTTGTAGTAACCCGCAGTCGCCAAAGCCACGGATTGCAAGGAGAGCGCTGCCGTGGCAGCGGTCATGGTGCAAGTGATCGAGGCGGTGATCGCCGTACCCGTGCCAGCCGGACCCGTCCAGAGACGGCAAACCAGCGCGGCCGCGGTACCCGGTGTGAACACACCGTTCACAATGGCGCCCGGATTGGCGAGGAGAACGATGCCAGGGACAACGAGTCCCACATTGGTTGCGTTGATGATCGGCAAGAACGCCGCATCGCCCGTCCCGCTGATCGGGACAGCACGACCCACCGCGAGACAACGAATAGCGTTGACGCCTTGGTACAGATTTCCAAAGTTGGGAGTTACGGCCGGTGCCAAAACTGCCGTTGCCGAAGCATTGGAAGTTGAAGCCGGGCCCGGATTTACGTTAGCCATTTGTCATTACTCCTTAACCGCAAACGCGAATTGCGAGGGTGCGGTACAACGAAGCCGGCCCGTAGAGAACATCGGCTCTCGTCGGTTCCGAATCGTTGTTGATCGTGTATTGCGTGACGCAACGAATGCTCATGCCGATATCTTCATCGTCATAAGCGCGGGCCGCATATTCCACACCGCGCGGGAGCGGCAAATCCGCAAACGCCAAGGCGAATGCGTACTTGTGGAACACCAATGACTGGGGGCTGACCGTGGAAGCGTAAGAGGTTCCACCGTTCACCGTAATCACTGCGGATGCAGCGGGGGCCGCAGTGACATTCTGGAACTGGCCACCCGAGATGATCGCATCGCCGATGGTCAAGGTCAGAAGACCGCCGGAACTCGAGGTGTAGGCTCCCGTGACCGGATTGAACGTGCCATTCGTGAGTGTCGCCGCTCCATAGGTCAAGCCGGGATTAGCCGCGCCATTGGGGGGAGTCACGAAACCACCGGGCGGCAGTACCACGAACTGACGCAGCGTCTTGCCGTACTGCAAGCGGTTCTGCGGGTTCACCGGGTAGACGCCTGCGATCTGGATCACATCGCCCACCTGAATGACTGCCGTGGAAGCGGTCCAGCCGCCCGTCGACAACGTACCAGATTGCGCCCAACCCGTGGTCAGAAGCGCCGTTCCCGTGGGGGTCGCGGTAACAGTCGGTGAGCCCCCTTGCGCACCCGAGGTGAAGACCGGGATGTTCTGATCTTCCCACCAGTCGAGGCCCGCGAATTCGCGAGCGATCATGCCCGATTCGATGAACTCGCCGATCCGCGCTTGCGGGTTGAAGAGGCCCTGCACGGTCGCGACCATCGCAGACATGGAGATGGGGTCTAGGACTACACTCTTCTCGCCTTCGCGCGGGCATGATTCAGCCGCCAGGATCGCTCGAGCATCGGTGAAGATCTTCAAGCTGTTCGGGCTGACACCCATGGTGCCGAGCGATGCACCCGTATTGAGGTAGGCGAACTGCGCGGTGTCCGAATCGACCCGGTTCGCCACCGGGGCGATCTGCGGCCGCAGCACCCGTTCGGCGAACATATCCATCGCGAGTGCCAGGTCCTGGGTGGTGAACTGCACATCGACGTGGAACTGATAGTTCAACGCCACCTGGCAGTAGGTCTCATTCGTGTCTTCCACGTTCAGGGGCGGACCATAGGTGCCCTTGTAACGCGGCGGACGGCGAATGGAGACGACGTTACCGACTTTCGCGCCGGTTTGTGCGAACTCGTTCGAGTACTCGCGCGTGACGCGATTCGCGATAACGAGCTCGTTCTCCAACACCACCAACGCCTTGTTGGTGATGTAGGACATATCGAGCAAATTGTTAGCCACTTAAAAATCTCCTGAAGGGTGGTTAACCCCCCAGCCGAGCACGCTTCTTGGCCGCCTCACGCTCGCGCGTATAGGCCAATAGCTCTTTTGGACTCATCTTCGCGGGGTCTGAATTGACACCCGGCGAGCCTTGTCCTGAAAGCGGTGTGATCGGTGCGGGGGGCGTAGGCTTGGGAGCGCTCGCCTGGGTCTCTTTGGAGACTTCGGGCTTTTTCTCCTTCGCTGCTTGGAACTTGGCCTCCAACTTGCCCATCTCGGCCGAGCCGCGAATGGGATGAAGCGCCTTGATACGTTCGTAGTCCTCTGGGTGCTGCGCGAAGTGAAAGCCGATCTCAGGCCCCACATCGCTTTGCACGATGAACCGCGCCATGTAGGGCAGAACCTCAAATCCTTTCGGACCCACGATCTCGTCGTAATCGGGCGTTACCGCCCGAAATGCATCGAGTCGCTTTTCATGAGATTTCCACTCTGCTTCGCGCTCTTTGGCTTCCGCCTCGGCCTTCAATTCCTCGCGGAACTGGGCCTTTACGTACTCGTCCCGAGCTTTCTCGTACACCTTCAATTGGAACTCGCCCTTGTCATTTCTGAACTTGGGGTCGTTCTCATCCGGTGGCTGTAACCCAGACTTTTCGGCCTGTGGCGCCGGGGCTGTCTGTTTGCCCTCCAACTCTTTCCTCAAACGCGCCGCTTCCTCTTCGGCCGCCTGCGCGCGTTGATACTGTGCTTTGGAGAAATTCTCCGTATCGTCCAATTCTTCGCGGAGCTTCTTCGCAAGCGCCTCGGCTTGCTTCATCTCACGATGCTTTTTGGCGATGCGCTGCTGGGCTCGCTCGGCGAGTTCCTTATCGTCCGCCTCGAGGCCGTCATCCTCGGGTTCGGCTTTAGGCTCCATGTCCTTGGCCGTCTCTGCTTCGGCCTTGGCGATGAGTTCTTTCACCTCTTTAGGCGGCTCGACTTTGGGCTGATCCGTGGGCTTCTTTTTATCGTCAATGACCTGGTGCTTGCCGGTCTGGACGAAATCATCGAAACCTTTGCCTGAAACGACTTTGGGCATGAGTAATCCTCGCTTTCGCGCTTGATCCGTGGTGACCGACCACTGGCGGTTAATTCGGCTTGGCTTTTTCGGCCTTTTCGGCCGCTGCTAGCTCATCCTTACGAGCGGTCGCGTCATACATACCCACCCTTGGCATGGGTATCGAGGAGCTTGGCTCCTGCATTGATCTCGGCGACATCGCGCGCCGTGACAGATCTCACATGCGTATCGAAGATCTTCGTCTGCGCATCCGTGTTCGTATCCTGCTCGGCGCGCTTGTCTTTCAAGTGTTCAATAGCCATCTTGGTGGCATCTTGGTGAAGCGTCTTGGTCAAGCCCACTTTCAGGTCCTGCTCCAACTGCTGAATCTTCTGATTCGCCGCTTGGAGCTGGGTCATCGCGGATTTGACCACATCCTGGGCGCGCTTCGGCAGATCTTGCATGACCTTCTCCATGCCCTCGGGCGTCTGTGGCATCACGCGGTCGGCGAGCTCCTCCATGTAGGGCGCATCGATGGCGCGAAACACCAAATCAGCGCCTGATTTCGCCACGATCTCAGCCAACGGCGTGATGCGCATGAGGTCAATCATGTTCTCTGAGCCCTCCATGCGCTTCGTATCGAAGCCGGGTCCCGTGTCCATCACCACGTCATAGCGCCCAACGGAGAGATCGTTTTTTACCTCATCGAGCTCGGGACGGTTGATCTCGACCATGGAAGGCACGCCGTCTTCGCCGATAATGCGTTGCATGCGCTGCGTCGAGTAATAGGTCGGGATCCACGATAGGATGACCCGCCCCGCCTGAGCAATCGCTTGAGTCTGATTGTCGTAGTACTGAAAATGCCCGATATCGGATAAGGCTTGACGACGCTGTAGAGCCTTGCCTGAAACCACAACCCCAGGCGTATCTTGACCGGGCTCGTGCGGCATGCCTGCGACTGCCATAAGGTCTTGTTGAGCTCCCTGCGCTGCCTGCACAAAGCCAGCTGGAACCTCGATAGCAGGCTGTCGCATCGGTGGAGGCAAAGGAGTTTTGCTGCCGTCCGGTTGCTCAAGATAAGCCGCGTTGTAGGTAAGCTTCGAGTACGGGGTCTGATTCGCATCGTCCCACTCCGGGTGACCTTCGAAGTGCTCGGGCTGCCCGATCCATGGCGCTTTGGAGGCGAGTGCGAGTTGTTCGGTCTCCGCCGTGCGCCAGTAGTCGTACATGCGATTCGGGTCCATCAAGTTCTTGATGAGACCTGAACGGCTGACCCTGCCATCAAGATCGAGGACATTCCCCTCGCAGCGAATGACCGGTATCCAGGGACCGGGGAGCGGGCCTTTCTCGCCCTCTTCGCCCGCGCGCCGGCTTTCGATCACCGTCACGCCGTTTAACTTGAACCACTCGATAAACTTGCGCGTCGAGCGGCGCTCGGACGCTGGAGTGACTTGCGCCAGATCGAAGGCTTCTTTCTGGCGCTTATAGTCATTTCCCCAAATCGTCGCACCCGTCGATAACTGAATCAGATCCTCGGTTTTGCGCGTAATTCGGTAGTACTCGGCTAAGCGAATCTCGCTTTTGGTCTCCCACTGCGCGCGATTATCGCCGCGCCCTGCCGGGATGAACTCCACGTTCTTGGCTTTCGGATACAGGCGCTTGTATTCGGCGCGCTTCATTTTCTCGGTGATGATCACCCAATCGGCATCGCTCCCCGACGGCATCACGGCCGAAGGGTCCATGTACACCGTGAAGGCATTGCGGATGGGCAGGATTTTAATTTCCTGATCCATGGAGGTTTCATCGACGTATTCGGCGAGGATCCGAAAGTATCCCCACCCGATGTTGACCGCCGATTCTCCGGCTGTGTCATACGCGACAGAGGCGTTCGAGATGTTCTCGATATGCCGAATGACCCCGCCGATGATCTGGGCTTTATCGACATCGGCTCCGTCGCCCACTGGATGAACCTTAATTCTGGGTCGCTGCTGACGCATGTTATTGACAATGCGTCGACAGAAAATGTCAGTGAGGTTGACGGTAAGACTTGGCCGCTTGGCAATCTTGCGCTGATTGTAAAGGTCGTCGGGCCAGTGATGGCCGTCACGAAACTCCAGCCACTGTTGGCCATTGGACCTATCCTCAGATTCCGCTTCTATGCCGATGCACAGGTGATGATCGGCCTCTTGCCAAATCTCCTCATCCGTGACCGCCGGCGCGGTATCTCTGTCTGTCGGGCTGTAGGGCATCAATATCTCAAATTATTTGAAACAGTCACTGCGAGTCCGCCCTGGCCGGGCGTGCTGCCAGAGCTTCCGCCGTTAATCAGATCCGCCCCGTCCGCCGTGAAATTAATCGTATCCGCAGTGATCGCCGCAGAATCCGCAGTCCATACCGACACCGTGGGGGGAACGATCGATGGCGGCGGAATGACATTCGCCAGCGGCTCAGGCGTAGGCGCCGTCGCGAACGAGGGCGGATTGAAATACGCCTGTTCGGGTACGAGCACGACCGCAGGCTGTACGGTGCGCCCCTGGAAGGGCGGCGCGGGCGGTATGATCCAGCGAAAAGCCAATACCGTCTGATCGACTTGCTCGAGCTGGGCCGGTGCCGCAATGATCGTGAGCGGATTGATCCAGCGCGCCTGCTGGCTCGCGACCACCCGGGTTTGCGAAATCCACGGCCGCAACTGCGTCGGGTTCTCTTGCGGCGCCGCAATGACCGTGCTCGAAGGATTCGAGTTCAGGCGCGTGACGAGCGTGCCTGTGATATGCGCCTGGAGCGTTAGATCCGGGAGTTCATCTCCCGCCGCAACGAAAGTCGATATCCAGCCTTCCGCGGTGACCGGCGTCGAAATCCACGCCTGCTGCGTGAAATCGATGAGCTGCGGCGGTACTGTGAAGCTCGTCGGCTGATTTTTATCAAGCGGTCCCGGGGGCTTGAGTAGCGCGGGGGAGACAAACCCTGCGCCCGCCTCCCGAGCGCTTAAAATCGCCTTTTCGTGCGTCCCGAACTGATATTCGATGCCGAATATGCCGGGGCCCAGCACGATGGGCGTGGCAGCCTCGGCCGCTTTATTGATGACGGCCTGAAGATCATTGCCCGGGTGCTGCGGGAGCGTGTGAACCGTCGCCGGGGGCACATAATTCGAATGCGTATTGGCGCTCGGCTGAACGAATCCGCGACCACTATCGCGGTGAATCTCCTCCGCGTGAGTGCCCCACGTCCATTGCTGGGCTTGCGCCGCGGTATGATTACTGAGCGATGCGGCGATTAACCAAGCAAAGCCCGCGGCGGCGTGCAAATCTATCGGCTGCGGCGTGCTCGCATTACCGACAGTCCCGAGCTGCTGATAGAGGTAAAACCCCATCGGCTCGGCGGTCGATACATTGGTGCTCGATGCGGTGACAACGTAGTTGCCCTGCTCACCCGTCGTGCCGCTCGATTGGCTGACAACGGTCACACCGGAGGCGACACCGGCGCCGACGACCGTCTGCCCCGCTACGATGGTGCCCGAGACAGACCCGGACACCACCATAGTGGTGTTGACTACCGTGACTAATGTCGCACTGGCATTAGCCACGCTTTGACCTCTTTACATAGAAAAAGACAATGAGCCTATTCTTGCCACTGCACGCCGTACGTCGTATTCGACTGAGAGCCCGAGCCCGTGAAAGTGCCGCAGCCGATCTGGTTATAAGCGGTGCCGAGCGCCCCGCCCGTGAGCAACCATTCGCCGCCAATCGGCAGCACCACCACGCCCGCGCCGCCCTGGCTGTTCCAGGACTGCATCAAGAGGTTTTTCTGTGGCGTGCTCGTATCCTGAGCGACCGTGCCGTAGGTGTTACAGACGGCGTTTGGCGTGATGCCGGGCGATGAGGATTGGTAGCCCAACGCTGTGGGTGTGTTGGCGGTATTGTTCACGCGCGCCCACCGCGTGAACTGCGACACGAGCGAGGTGTCCGCACCGCCCCAGTTGATCATTTTGACCAGTGCAATATTGCCAGAGGTCAACTGCGTGAGCACATAAACGGCCAAGTTAGTCGCGCTGGCGGTTGCACTCGTGCCGCTCACGCCAGTTGTGAATTGAGCCACTGATCATCTCCTTTAAGGGCCGGTTAAAATGGAGCGAGGCGGCTCTACCGGTTCGAGGCCCGCCTGCTTTAAATACGTTTGATATTTCACGACCGCATCGCTGAAGCGATCGATGCGCGCGATAAACGGCATGCAGTCCTCGCATTCGGGACAGGCCGGCTTCATACATTTCATACAGAAGTTCTGCACGGGCGCTTTCGCCCACTGCTGCATATTGATCACCGCTTGACAGTGAGGACAGGTCTGCACGTCCCCTTCCGCTAATTTGCCCCCCGAACAGCGATCATCGTTTCTCAAATAACCCGCATTTTTAGTGTGCGGGGTGCCGATCACGATCATGGCATGATGTAGATTTGGCGCGGCATCGGACCCGGGGAGGGCACTGGAATCGATGAGGACAGCAGCACGATGATCTGCGTGTCATAGCCGATGTTGGTCGCTTCTGAACTCGGCGTGCTCTGCTGGACGCCGGTGACCACGTTCGTCGCGGTCGACTGGATCCAGTCGTTGTAGGCGAGTTCGTAGAAATTGCCGCTGTGATTAAACTGATAGGCGATATTGAAGTTACCGCCGTTGCTGCCGATCGTGCTGAACGTATTCGAATCAGTCGTCGCCGACTTGCCGCGCTGTCCCACGGCAATGACGAGGGTATTCGCCTGCGTGATGGCAATGCCGTTATAGGTGATGTTGTTTTCAGTGGAATTGACGTTCTCGTTAACGCCGAAAACGATATTCGAGAGCGGAAGAACCCCCGGAGCGCAGGTGTAATCCACAATAAAGGCGTATGCCTCTTGACCCGAAGACCACGCCGGAACGGTCGGATTGTCTGCGCTCGTACCGGTCGCGATGCGCCCATAAATTCCCTGATTTTTATTGCCTGTATTGAGCTGGGTGTAGCCGCTCACGGTAGGCGGCGTATCCCCGTTCTGTGCTGCCATGTTCTCGGCGGCGTAGAGAATCAGCAAGTCCCCGACGCTCTGCCCGGTGATCGTGGGGCTTAAAGAGGTATTAAAGCCCTGGACCAGTGTGCCGACGGAGTTGCGCGTCCAGCCCGGCTGCGGAGCTTCTGCAAACATCGCGCCGATAGTTAAAAAGGTATCATATTGATTGCCAGATACCGAGCCGAAAGTCATTGCTTGCGAGCCAGTAAACAGCACGCGAATATCTTCAGCAAGCGCCGAGTCATGAGTCCCGGTACCGGTGCTGAGCCAGCCTACCGCTCTAGACGTATAGGCAGCTCCCGTACCAACTGCCGGACCCACATTGGTCCCGCCAAATAAAGTTTGACTATCAAACGAAAATGCGAACGCCACAGCAGGTACCGACGTTGCATTCGGCGAAGTACCAGTTGTGATGTTATTAGCGCCAACACCAGGTGCGCCCTGTTGCTGCCCTTGAAAAGAACCTGTTATATACGTAAGTGTCTCAGTTCGTTCTTCGACATACATCGCGTACGTTCCGGCACCGCTCAACCCAATAGTAAGTGCACCCCCCGTTGTTACCGGAGCCAACCACATACCAAGTGAAGGGTTAGTTTGTATGTTGCCTAAAAATTGGTAGGTGTTATACCCATCCGAAGGCGTGAGCCCAGAGGTTGCCACGTTCGCTGAGGCGACAAGAATGAGCGAGTTGCCAGTCGTTGCTGTATAACTGATGGCGCCTACGCCGCCGACACTATTATGATATTGACCCGATCCGACAAAGGTGGAAGGCATTTATAGCGTCCAATTATTTATTGAAATATTGCCGATCGCAGCGCTATTGCCGCCCCGTCACCGCAAGCAAAACGATATCGTTCTTTTGAATACCGATGCCTGAAACAGTTACGGTTTGCGTTGATCCGCTACTCGCCGCCGCCTGGATTTCCAGTATTGGTGTAGACGGCCGGTGTGCCGACAAGTATGGCTGGCATTACCCTGGCACCATGGTCCAAGCATTGAGGTACTGAATGGCGTTCGAGTATTGGGTGTTCGCTGTGAAGCCAACGTACGCCGTGTTGCCGCCCACCTCAGAAGGAATGTTCACCGTCCAACTATGCGAGAAAGTTTTCCCGGCCGTGAAATCAGTGAGCGTGATGGAAAACGTCGTGCCGCTATAGCTATAAGCGCACGTGATTGGGTTGCCGCTGTACAAGCTCAAGCCGCCGCTAATGTTCGTGCTTGATCCGGTTGGCTGCGCCCCACTTGTGTAAAGTCCTACGCCTCCTGCGCTTCCTAAGATCAAATCGAATGCAAGGGCAACACTCTCTTGGATGCCGGCTGTCTGTCCGAAAGAGGTTTCTCCGGCATAAGCATTGCCTGAGTAGCCTAGTGAATTAGCGAAGTTAGACTTGATGGTCGGACCGCCGCTAATCCAATTATTCGCCGTGCCGAAAGCACCGTCAGTGTTGGTAGAACTGGGCACAAAGTTTTGCATGACGAAACAAAAGCCGATATCGTTTTCGCCGGCAGTCGATATGCTGTTCGGAATTTCGAACGTGAAGCTGCCTGAAAACCCACTCTGAATATTGACGGGCACCGGGAACCAAGCTGCGGACGTCTCTGCCCCCAAATACCCACCACCGCTTCCGCTGGTCGTCTTGTCAGTGAGAATAATCTGAGAACCACTATGCTGCGCATAGCCGCAAAGCAGGAGCGGAGATACGGAGGAGAAATTCGCGAAGTTGATGACGTTCGATGTGCTGATCAGATACGCACCGCCGCCCACCAAGCTATCGGTAAAGCCGGGTTGAATAGCAATTACCTGAACCACCGCATTGGCGCTGACGGTAATCGGCGTCGTGTAGAGCGTGGATGCGCTTGTCGGTAAGAGCCCGCTGGTCGTGTAGTAAATCGACGCTCCGGCAGGCCCCGTCATCGTCACTGTTTGTGCGCTGCCATATGAGCCTGGCGCAGAACTCAAAATAGGCGTCGAGAGGCGCGTACCGGAACTAGTGGCGTAGCTCCAAGAGAAGATCGCGGCCGGAAAGGGCGGCCGTTGGCCGCAAGTAAAGCCGACCCATGCTGTATTTTGGCCCACACAAGCTGGCACATTGATTGGCCAGGTTTGACGACATTGGGCGCCCGTGACGGTATCGCGCAACACCATTTGCAGTATCGCGCTATCGTAAGTGACGACGCAGGCCAGCAAATTGCCAAGCGTCATATCTATCCCGTAGGGATTCATGTCGTTGTCGGGCGTCAGTGAGCCCTCGACACCGCCATTGATATACAAACCCGTCTTGTTCGGCGCTCCGCCCGGTGGGTAATCCACCATCCCCAAGTTTTGAGGGTTGATTGAGAACTTAAGGCCCACGCTGTTGCCAATGCCAGGGATCGTCGTCGTCTCATTGGCAAGTGAGCCGTACCCCTCACAATTCGCATCCGAAGTTGCATCTAGGCCGTTATATGAGAGACCCCCGTAATTCGGATTCGTTGCAAGGGTAGAGTTCTGAATACAGAACGTCATGCCACTGATGATGATCAATGTGACTGTGGCGCTGGTCGGAAACACTACCGCAGCCCCGCCGCTCGTAAGGCTTAAGCCGATTGTGCTGCCACTAACACCCACAGTGAAATATTGGACGGGCGCTGTATACCCAGGGCCAGAAACGATCACCGTCTCACCACCGCCCGAAACGAAATAGTTGGTGCCCGTCAACGTAACTACGGCACTACCACCTGTGATCGTCGCTTTTAGTCCACTGCCGAGCGGCTTGAAGGTAAAGGCACAAACAAATGCTTGAATGTTGACTTGGGTATTCCACCAGATACCACCTGCTTCATGATCACCTGCGAATCCGGTAAGCCAAGCGCTTTCATCGGCTGCGTGGTAACCCGCAGCATCTCTCACATAAGTAATGGGTGGCGACCCGGCGAAGTTCGCAAGCTGGAATATGTTCGTCGTGACGTTGTACGCAGCACTCTCCGCGCTCGCACCATTCGAGTTGCTGATCCGAATCGTGTAGGCGTAGGCGTTGTTCGCCGTGAGCCCGGTGACGTTGTAACTCGACGTCGAAATCGAAAGACCCGTCGCTCCAGGGATGTCCGTGCCGTTCTGCGAGATCGTGTACGTCAATCCCGTGCCGGTGCCGACGGTCTGCGGATTCCAATTCAGCGTAAGCGTTGTGGTGCCGACAACTGAAGCATGTAAATTCTGCGGCGCCGACATATAAGCAGGGGGGAGGAGTTGAAACGGATAGGTGCCGAATCCCTGGATTGCCGCGTAGATGTAGGTCGTCCACGCATCGGGCGATTGAAACTGATTGTCAGTATTCGCCCAGAAGGACCACGGCGGCTGGTAGTACTGTGCCGAGTTATAAATGCTGTTCACCATCGCCTGCGTGTACGCACTCACGCCGGTGGATGGATTCTGGTTGTAGTCTAAATTCTCGACGTTGTTGGCCACCAAACCAGGGTAGGCGTTGAAGAAACAGGTTCCGTTTGTCGCGGGCACGCCATAACTCGGCGGAGAAGAGAAAGTCGTACCCGAGTAAGGATTCCCCGACATGGGGTTCCACGCGCAGCCGACGTAGAGTTTCAACCAGTAAGATGCGTACCCTTGAGGATGGCTCGACTGGCTCCACGCAGTTGCTGCGGAGTAGGCATTGGTCGTGTTCGGATACAGGCCAAAGGAGTTCGAGAAGGTATCTGAGCCCATTAGCACGACACGGCCCGCGTTCACTGCCTGCATGAAATTAGTGTGCGTCGTGCTGTTGTTCTGTCCATCGGTGCCATAGAGGCCGAAGCCATCGCAACAGCCGATGCTGGTATTCGGGGCCGACGCTATTGCGCGAGTCTTCGAGTCCGCGATAAACCGATAGAGCTGGGCGTTCGTATAGGAAACTTGCCCCGCCGTTACCGCATTGCCGTTGATGTCATTGTATGCGGCAAGCACACCGTTGATCTTATAGGTCGTATCCGTGACGATCGCTGGCAGATAGCTCGAACCAAAGCCCATCGAGAATGTGAGTTCGTCGATGTCCTGGATCATCTCGCAGTAGGGGTCGTTGTTGAATGTCAGCCCTGACGGCATTACGTGATTCAATAGCGCCCGGTACATGTTGGTGTACGCGGCAGCCGCGACTGGGTGGTACTGGTGCGCACCCATGATGAACTCAAAGCCCGCCGTGAGTCCCGAGTTGCCGTTGAAGCCCCACACGAACCAGCCGTACTGACTTGGATTCGGCGATGCCGGGAAAGCAGTCGTTGAATACACCGTGCCGGTGAGCGAGTCGGTAATCGAGAGATTCGGGCCGTTATGGATCAGCCACGAAGGAATCTGCCCCGAGGCCGCATTGCTCGTGTTGTAGGGATCCGCCCCGCCGATGGGGTTGCAGACATTGCCGACATAGGTCGAGTTCTTGAACGAGACGATCAAATGTTTGCCGAGCGCCTTCACGCTCGTATACGCCGAATCGATGGTCGAGAAATTATAGACAGGGCCCGAGGTGCCGGTGTCGACCTGTGCCCAGGAGAGCTGGAGCACATAGCCGACAATGCCCGTGCCATAGGAGGTCAGATCGCTGATGTCCGAGGAAAGCGAATTGCCCGCCTGCGCCATGTAGTGGCCGGGATTGAACTTGATCTGCGCGGCGTTGTAACTCGCGGCATTGATCGTATACGCCGCACTCCCGACCGCGCTCTGCGTATACCCGCTCGCGGTGGCAATCGCCTTGACGTTCTCGGTCACACTCACCGTGATCGGGGCGGTATAGAGCGTGCTCGAGGTCGTCGGCGTCGAGCCATCGGTGGTGTAGTAAAGGGTGGAGGAAGGCGTTGCGCAGCTGATCGTGACCGTCTGCGTCGAGGTGTAAGTCCCTGCAGCGGGGTTAAAGGTCGGCGTCGCGGCTTGAGTCGCATTGATGACATAGGCCGCACTGCCCACGCCCGACTGGCTATAGCCGCCCGCGATCGCAATGGCATTGACCGTTTCCGATACCGCTACGGTGATCGGGCCCGAATAGACAGTGCTGCCCGTCGTGGGGGTCGTGCCATTGGTCGTGTAGTAGATCGTATTGCCCGCAGTGCTCGAGGTAATCGTCACGGTCTGAACGCTCGAGTACGTCCCGGCACCGGGCGAGAATGTGGGCGTTGCCGCGACCGGCAGACTGATCAGGAGCGAGAGTCCTTGCTGGACCGAGTAGCCCAGGGCGTCCGTCACCTGGAATACGGGCGAATAGGTATTCGCGCTGACGGGTGTTCCGGTAATGGCCCCGCTCGAGGTGTTGAGCGATAGCCCAGGGTCGAGCGATCCGCCCACCAACGCCCACGCATAAGGGGTCACACCGCCGCTGGCGGCGAGCGTCGCGCTGTAGGGGGTTCCCACGGTGCCGGACGGTAAACTCGTCGTCGTGATCGCGAGCATGCTGACCACGGTGAGCGAGAAGGTGGCGACGTTGCTTTTTGCCCCCTTAGTGTCGGTAATCTGCACACCGAATACAAAGGGGCTGGCCGCCGTCGGCATCCCCGAAATAACGCCCGCGCTCGACAGACTCAAGCCCCCAGGCAGCGAGCCACTCACGACCGCGAAGCTATACGGCTGATAGCCGTCGATGCCGTTCAAGGCAGTCGCGTATTCAAAGCCGACTTCTGCGGTAAGCAGGGGACTTGGGGTAATGATCGCCGGGCCATAGCCCATGGCGCGGCTCGCGACCTGATGCGCCACCTAGAGAACCTGATACAGAAAGTTATCCATCGAATTGATGGCAAGCCATGCGGCCTTGCCCGGGAGTCCGGTGCCGATGACGCCGGCGCTCGGGCCCACCCCAATGAGGATCTGATAGGTGGGCTGCCCCACCTGATTGAAGAGCACCGTATAGTTCGAATTGATCTTGGCGGAAGCCACTGACATGGTGTCGCCGCGCCCCGTATTCGCAGCGGTCGAGGTATTGACGATGAGCTGCTCGCCCGCGAGGCCGGCCATGTTGAACAACTCAGCCATATTCGCGTTGTATTTGGTAAAGGCGGTGCGCAAGGGATCGCCGGTGCAATCGCAATCGCGAGCACCGGTATTGATCACCTGCTGGGTCAATTGCCCATCCAGCCGGCGCCATCGCGGCGCAGGGCGTGCGAGAGCTTGGGCGTCGCCACCGCGCTCACCTTCTTGGCGATGGGTGGGCGCGCATGCTCCAAGCCCCGCCCGATCAAGCTGCACACATCGACGCCATCGTCATACTTGCCGGCCGGAAAGCGCATCAACTGGCTCATGAGCTCGGGCTTCCAGGGGGCATGCGCGGGCAGGTACACATTGCCCATCGCGGCGCGGGCTTGGAAGGGGCGACACCGTACAACCTTGTCGTGGATAGAGGATAACCACTCGAGGCGGCACAAAGTCTGCCGCTCGACCATGCGCCGCTTCAAGAACGGCTCGATACTTTTCTTGATAGGCCCGGACTCCCCAAACCAGATCAGGGGCGAGTACTGGGCGATGAGATCGCATTGCTTTTCGATCCAAACATCCGAGCTTGTCTGTCCGCGCCACCAATCAAGGATGTAAATACTGCCGGTAAAGTCGAGCCCGAATATCCCATGCTCAGTAAAATCGCCATCGCCTTCGGTAACGGCATAGTCCGAAGCTCCATACAGATGCACACCCGAAGGAGCGAGATCGTAGTCGTTGAAGAAGTCACGCTTGAAATAATCTCCATCCTCGGGCGCGGGATCTTGCTGATAAAGCGCATTCCAGGCCCGTACGTCCTTCTGCGCGGTCTTGACCATCTCGTCGGTGAACCAGTCAGGCCAAAGTCGATCGCCTGGGCTACGGCCTAGCGGGTCGTTATTGACGGCGAGCATGGGAAGCTTGATGACGGTCCACTTCTCAGCCTCGCGCTCTAGGATGCGGCCGGATAAGTCGTCCTCCGCCCACCGCGTCTGAATGATGCATTGCCTGGCGTGAGGCTTGAGGCGCGGGTAGAAGTCGTTTACGTACCAATCCCATTGCTTGATCTTGAAGCCATCTGAATCCGCTTCCTCGCGCGACTTGATGGGATCATCAATCAATCCGAGATCAGCGCGACGGCCCGAGATACCAGAGCCAGCGCCAGCTGCAAAGAACTCGCCCCCGCGTTCTGTTTCCCAATTGCCCGCCGCCTTCGCATCCTCTTTAATGCCGAAGCCGAATATGGCTCGATACTGGGCTAATTCGACAATGTTCCGAGCTCGCCGGCTGAAACGCTCAGCCAGCACCGTAGTATTGGATACCCCCAAGACCGCTGATTCCGGATGGCGGCCCAGGAAGTACGGCGGGAATAGCACGCTCGCATATGTGGACTTAGCTGAGCCAGGCGGCATGAAGATCATCAGCCGTTCGATCTCGCCAGAACAGAGCTTCTCTAGCCCATGATCGATCAATAGCAAATGGTGCGCGGCAGGAATGAATCCGATATCAAGAGTTAAGATGAACTTCGTCAGGCTCGTTTGAGCTGCCAAAAGCTCGTCTTGTCTCAGCAATAAGGATTCGTAGCGCTCCAAGCTCTGAAGCAATTGCTTCCCTGGTAAGGTATTGGACATCCTCGCTCGTTGCTCCGGAGTGTTCGACGGCTGCCAGATTGGGCAGGGTCTTGTTAAGCAGAATCTCGGCCGCTCGTATCTGAGTAGGGCTCAGTTCAAGTTTTCCAAGTGCGTGTTTTTCAAGGCGCTTTGCGAGGACGGTTGTCCTAATCCGGCTTCGGACTCTTTCGGGCACCCATTGGGCGTTCTTTGAGCGTTTCGGGAGTTCCATACACCACCACGCAGACGTTACACGTTCCCATTGGAATTAGGATTAGCCCCAGGAAACACGCGAAATTGCGGCTGATAGGCGCTCGGCGAGGGAATGGATCCGCGGCTGAAGTACTCCTGCCACTCGGTGATCTGCTTTTGGAGTGCGGCGACCTGTGCTTCAAGGATCTTGATGCGCGGCTCCAAGGGCGGTCTACCGTGCTTCATAGTCGACCTCGATACCGCAGACATCTTGCTCCGAGCAAATAATGTGATCTTCCCCATTCACCATGATGTGCGGCCACAGATACCCGCCGATCTCCATGCCGCCTAAGTGCACGATGTCACCGACTTGGACATCGCAAGGCCTGAAGGCGCTTGATTCGCGCACGGTGCGGAAGTCTTTGCCGTCCCTTTTGCCGCGCGTGTGAATATTCGGATAGGTACCGGGGCCCGCCGCGATGACTTGCCCGCGTACGGGCTCACCGTTCCAGTCTGCATGAATGGTTTGGCTGAGGTGTGGGGGGAGGGGCTTGACGATGAGCTTCTCGCGCAGCGGTCGGATCTGACCTTCAACGAAAGTATGGCCCTTGTCATGGAGCCGTTGCCCGCTCGAAATCGTCTTCACTTGCGCTTGCGATACTCATTCAGGGCTTCGCTTGCGCGCTTTTTCACCTTTTTCGCGCGCATCAGCTCGTTCAAGGGGACCGCCTTTTGGCTAGCCACCGGGGATTCGGACCTTGGACTTGTCGGGATGATCCTTGAAGTAGCCGAACTTGACGCCGCCTTTGAGGGAGGAGCCGACTTTCTCGATCCCCTTCACCGTGGAAGGATGCCCGGACTCACGGGACATGCCTTTCTTTGATTCGCGATTCTCGGGTTTTCCGGGCATAACAAAATCCTTTGAAGGTGGCTATGACGAGTACACACTAATTGCCGTGTGTAAGAGATTTCCGACGAGAAGTAAATACCAACTCACTGCGCGCACTCGGTATTTTGAGTCTGAGTGAACTGCATCGCACTTTTCCCCGACGCGATCGTCACGTAGGCGTGAATGTAGTTCTTCGCTTGGCTCAAATAGCGCCAGTACATCGGCGTGGACAAACCCACCGCCTGCGCTTTCACGCGCCCCTTGCCGTCGTAGCAATAATGCACTTCGATCACCGGGCGCCAATTCTTGTTCATCGCCCGCCACGCCTGATTGACCAGGAGCGCCGTGCCCGTATAAACCTCTGGGAAGCGTTGTGTGACCACCCCCTGGCTCGCCCCCTCCCCTTCCTCGCGCACCGCTCCTAGCGTGCAGGAGAGCCTCCCAATGCGATCCCGGGGGCGTAGCTCGTCCAGCCCCAACATGCGCCGGCGCTCGCGCGCCCATTGCTCGCACCAAAGATCGCACTCGTCCCTAGCCCACCTCATGCAAGCAGCTTCCAGATGAGCGCGCCCCAGAAGAGCGTCGAGATCAGAATCCACAGCGCGAGCGATCGATCCGCTCGCGAGGTATATCGCACCTTCATTTGCATCGTATCCTCCATGGGGGTCGCGGGTTCACGCCTCACATCTCCACCTCGCGCAGCGTCCAGCGGCCTTGCGCATTCTTGCGCCAGCCATGCACCAGCACCCGGATATGCTTGCAGACCTTCGCGTAATTGTCGTGCTCTGCGATCTTCGCGACGCGCTCCGCGACGTGATCGCCGGAAGTCGTCTGCACCCCGAGCACTTCGGTGTCGTTGATCGCGAGGATGTCGATAAAACCGTAGAGATCCTTGCGGATGTTGGCGCCCGGAATCCACCGTTCGACCACTTCTGCGGTGTAGCCCTGCTTGCGCAGGTGCTCGAGGCTTCGGGCGGTGGGCGAGCTCACAGGGGCTCCCCGTAGAGCGCCGCAAACGCCTCCGCGTAAGTCTTGCCGACCGTCGTGCGCTTGGCCGCGAGCTTGTGCATCACGATGCCGATGCGGGCATGTGCGGCGCGGGTCTGGCGGTCCGTGATGCCGTCGAAGAGGCGGGGCGAGACGCCTTCGGCTTTGAGCTGCTCCTCGAGGCCGAGCTCGGCGTCGAAGATGGAGAACTGATGAGAGGGAGATTTCATGCTCTTGCTCTCGCCTGCTCTTGCTCTCGCCTTGCTAACGCCTTCTTGCTAACGCCTGCTAACGCCCTCTGCTCTCCCCATGTCCCTAAAGGGACATATGGGGGGCGAGAGCAAGGCGAGAGCAGGAGGTGAGAGCAGGCCAGAGCACGTTTTGGGGTAGGCGTTAGCAGAGGCGTTAGCACAATTTCACCCCCATCCGCGGCATGCGATTAGCCAATTTACCCACCTCAAACTCACGAACTTTGGACTCCAGGAGGAGTTTGTTCAGGGCGGATGACAATTCCTTCAGGGTGTGCGGGCCCGCGAGTTTCATGGCGAGCATTTTCTTTGGGAGGTAGTCAGGACTCGAGGCGGAGGCGCGGCCCCACTGCCCAATACCCTCCAACTTGACGATGGC